GTCACCGTTTTCATCATGAGCTTTAGCTCTGTCCATAAATATTTAAACATTGCGGCCTCACTTCAGCAACTCGTTGATCTGCTCATTCAACAGCGCCCCAAGATCACGGCCACGAACCGCAACCATCTGGGCCTCTTTGCAGTCGTAGATCACCTTGGCCGCATCCCGAATGGCTTTGTTGTAGCCACTTTTATAAACATCACCGCCGTCCAGCATCATCACAATCGCATCCCTGACCAAGGCAGAGGCCTGTCTGTGCTGCGCTGCCTCTTTGATCCGCTCGTAATATTCCGGCGGAAGATAAACCGAATACGGTATTAACTTTCGTGATTCCATGCCATAAACTCCTGATAAATTGTGTTCAGCCTCTCACGGGCCGACTCATTTGTTTTCAATTCGGCTCGTGAATGAATGCCTAAATAGTTCCGCAGCCACACCACTGCCTCTTCTTCTTCGGCATTAAGGATCTGCAAGTCCTCGTGCAAGAATTGCCAAAAGTTTGGGTTGCGGCACAGAGCGCCAGCCTTGGAAACGAACTGATCCCCGGCGTACTCTTGCTCACGAATCAAAGGCTTGTCCACCGCATTCAGCCTGACCATGACGCACTGATACCGAGCCCCCACAAAGTCACGAAGCAACTCTTCGGGGATCTCGTCAGGGTGCATGCGCAGCGTTAGCACATACCCCTCCTTGTCTTGCTTGATGGCCAACTTAATGGCCTCAAATTGCATAGTTTTCATGCGACCACCTCAGAAGGGGATGTCGTCATCATTGACTGGATCTGGGCGAGGGGCAGCCTGCACGGGGGCATCTGGCTTCACATAAGGCTCAGAAGCCTGCATGGACAGGCAGTCTTTGCCGTTAATCACTTTACTCCAACCAGAGATTTGGATCGTCACAGTGGACTGACCCGTGGTCTTGGTCAGCATTTGGCGCAGGAACTCTCTGTCCAGCACCAGATCGCCGCGCTTGTCGGGGTGCTGCTCTGTGCGCTTGTAATCGTTGGGCCACAAGGTGCCGGTGTTCGGCTTAGGGATGTATGTGCTCATGCTGTTTCCGTAAATTTGTTTTTAACTTTGGTGAACTTGGCCATCAACACTGTAAAGAAATCCGCATCGGTCTTCTTGACGGCATCAAAAAGCTGTTTGTTCTTCCTAAAGATTTTCATGACATCGTCTTTCTCGGTTGCGTGTTGTAAGGCTAGACCCGCCGCCTCGTCCACCATAGCCAGCCAATCTTCGACAGACCCAGATGGGCGCAGTGTTACTTTCATCATCCAATCGCCATCGTCACCCTCAATGACGGCAGGGGGCCGTGGCTTGACTGGAGGTAGCGCAGGTGGCGCTGCTGGAGAGATGGTCTGCTTGGGTGCTTCAGTGCCAGCAGTGGAATCGATCACATCGTGCTCAACGATCTCCAGCGCGGTCATCCACAGGTAACGGCGTTGATAAGACTCCGTGGCGCCCAAATTTTGGATGGGGTGTGCCCCCTTGAGGTTGGCCTCGGCCATTGGGGAGGTGATCATCACCATCGTGCCGTCCTCAGTGTCATAGATCGCCAACTCGGCATAGTCAGACTTGAAGCTGACAATCCCGCACAGACCAATGTCATAGAAGATCTGCTGGATAGCAGGAATAAAGTCGCCCAACTCAAAGTAGCTGTAGCCAGCAAACTTGTTGAGGCCAGACTTCTTGAGTTCTGTGGACTGAAGCCTAACTCTGGCCTCCATTAACTTGCGATGTACTGTCATTTTTTTGCTTTCTTGGTTGGTTTAAGAACATTGCGAACTGGCTCATCATCTACGTTGGAATTGACCACTTCAAAAAGTTTCTCCAAATAGTGACCGGCTTTGAGAAGATCGATGCCGCCGCCCTTCTCTGGGTAGCGGGCTAGGTACTTGATGACATTGCCCCGCAAGTAGCCCTCAAACTGCTCTGGGGTCATCCATGCTTTCATGGCATCCCACGGCTGCACCTCTTTATCCTTGTAATATCCGCCCCCTGCTTGGTAATTATTGAGACTCATACTTCCTCCTTTGCTTGATAATCGCGCCACTGAACGCACCACTGGTTTACTGAACAAAAGTTGGCACAGCGCGTCCGCTCACCCAACCTTGTGTCCAGTTCATAATCTCGACCCAAAGCAGCCCGCGCTTCATCTGCCGCCTCTTGCGTTTCATGCAAAGACTTAGCCCGAACCCCGCCTTTCTTGCGAACCGCATACACAGTCGGCTTCTCCCACATCTGCTCCGGCGTACAGGGCGGCAACAATTCGCCGGTTTCCATAGCAAACTCACAGGCAGAATGCTGGGCTATCCGCTCCAAGACAAAGGCTTCACGCTCCTCATACGGCCACAGCTTGATGGGCAACTCTTTGATGGGGGCTTCAGGGTACCCCTCCCGATTGGCAGCATCCCGGCGGCTCCAATCCCGCACGATGGCCACGATCCCCAAGTCCAGAACCTTGACCTTGCGCACCTTCTCCACCAGCCACGCATAGATGTTAAGTTGCTGCTCCCACTCCACCTTCTCGTTCATGGTCGCCCACGCACTGGTGGTCTTGTAGTCCCGGATCTGGATCCCCTCGGGCGTTTCTATTTGCAGGTCAATCGCACCGCTGATGTTCCAGCCGTCTAGCTCAGCATGCAGCCTAGCCTCAACAATGTGGTTGTCGTCTTTCCCGTGCTCCAAGACGGTATGCACCGCTGAACCGAAGATAGACCAGACCATGTCGGCTACGTCTTCCTCTAATTCGTCTTGAAACGTCTGGGTCAGAGCCACAATCTTGGGGCTGTTGATAAGCTGGGTAACGCTGAGATTAGCGCGGCCCTTGCTGTAGGTTGGCCGCTTGATGACGTTCACAAACGTTTGCGGTATGTTGAATTTATTCGTCAAAATCATGTCTGCTTTCCTCCAAGTTGTTAGACACAAACAAATTCTGCAAGATTTTTATCCGCATGTCAACAGGTCGTACCCATATAAATTCATGTGTGGCATCTTTTGGCAAGAAGTGCTACGATTCGCGCATGCACATACAGCTGTTACTCCCCTACCCCCCTAGCGTCAACCATTACTGGATGTCGAGCGGAAACATGCGCTACATCAGCAAGCGGGGGCGGGTGTTTAGGCAGGCCGTAGCAGAGGAGGCTGCCACGCAGGGGATCGTTAGCCTAGAGGGCCGTTTGGCGGTACACATCGCCCTGTTCCCGCCAGATCGCAGAAAGCGGGATGTGGATAACGTGCTCAAGGCGCTGCTCGATGCCTGTGAGCATGCCGGGTGTTACGAGTCTGATAGCCAGATCGATGAGCTACACATCGTGCGGCAAGAGGTCAGAAAAGACGGCGGTTGCACAATCTTGATCCTTCCCATATGATGGCCGTGACTGCTAACGCAGTTGCCAAAGGTAAGTTTAAGGGGGGTTTCGGCCCCCCTTTTTTTACATACCAGCTTCCTTGCGCATCTCAATGATGTCGTCAAGCATCTCTTGCTTTTCAAGCTGTAGCAGTTTGATTTCCTCGCGGCGCTGCACCGGGGTCAGACCCGTGTCCTTACCCTCTCCGTAGTAACGTATCTCAGCATTGATCTCTTTGAGGTCGCTGTCCATCTTGTTGACATCTTTGTAGAAGTCGAGGATGTCGCTGTGCTTCTCTTCGTAGGCATCAGCCGCCTTATCGTCTTCCCGCTCCAGCATCTTCGAGTAGGTGCCGTATCGCTTGTCAACCTCTTCCTTAAAGTCATAGAACAGATCTTCGTTGCGGCGACCTACATCTGCCCGCAGGAAGGAGCCTGTAATGGGCTGCTGCTTGTCGGTCATGGCTGGGCGATCACCGCTGGAAACGGCGATGCTGTTGGAGAACCACTGGGCCATAGCGCCAGCAGTGCCGAAGATGCCCCTGATAAGGTGATCGGCCTCCATAGGATCCAAGATTCGCTTCTCTTTGGTGCCCGTCAGGCCAGACAAGAACTTACCTGCCTCGCTGGTTTCTGTCGTATAACGCTCAGCCGCCTCAAGCTTGGCCAAAGACTCAGGAACAACAGGACGACCCGTGAAGAAGTCTTTGTTCAGACCAATCTCCAAAACTTGCTTGGCGCCAGACGGTACGGGGGTTGGGCCCAACAGCATATCGATGGCTGCTTCTTTCAATGCCGTGCGCAAGCGCCGCTCATCCACAGCGTTATTTGTGCCCTCTTTTATGATCTTGTTGTAGATCATCTCAGGTACGGCCTTGAAGAAATAGGCGGCACTGGTGTTCATTGGCAAAAGAATCTTAGTGCCCGGAATCATGAAGTTCCGCAGCTTGGTCTGATCGTCCATCTGGTTGTACTCTTCATCATCACCAACCAAGAAGCAGTACAGCAGACTAATGCCCATTAACAATGTGCCGGTCGCAGCCAGACGGGCCAGCGCATTCGCACGGCTTCTGCCCTTCAAGCCGCCGCCCGTCAAAGCTTGGATCAAGACATCCATTGAGTTGGCATAAGCGCCAGCAAACGGCACGGTCTGCGTAATGATCTGCGCAACCTGACCAGAACCGTGATGCAAAAAGTTGATCACGTTGGCCGCTTGATACAAAGCTTGAGTTTCATTGCCTGTTTCTGCCAAGACGCGCTTGTACACGGCTACGCGCTGGGCCATGTCTGATGCATCACCAATATGATCCAAGCCCTTGATCACAAAATCAAAAACGTTGCGGTTCATGATGCCCAAACGGCGTTTGACCTCCGCCTCTGGCGTCCTTGCACGACTTTGAAAACCTCCAATACCTGCCGACTTTAAAATCTGCACCGTTGGATCCGTGTTAAGTAGGCTGGTTACCAAGCCCTTGTACACGCCGCCAATCAGCAGTAGTGGGCGCTTCACGCCAGTCACGAGCGCAGCCGTAGGCGCATCTTTAAACACCTGCTTCAGTTGGAACACGCCCGACAAAGTGATCGTGCGGCGCGTCAAATTAGCCACCGCCGCCAACGGTTTCAGCACGGCGATGTCCAAGCTCTCCATCCCAAAGATAGATTCTGCAA